GCGCCTAAAATTGGAACTTCTATTTTAGATACTAACGGAAATGAATTAGCTCTTTTAACAGCAACAAGTTCAGCTGTTAATGAAATTACATTAGCAAATGCTGCAACTGGAAATGGTCCAATTATTTCTTCAACAGGTGAAACAAACGTTGATTTAAATTTAAATCCTAAAGGAACAGGTGTACTTAAATCAGCAACAGCCGCAGTAAAAATTGCAGGTAAAGAAACTATATGGGTCCCAGCTACAGCAATGTATGGACCAACTACTAACCCTGCAGATGCAGCGCAAGTAGAAACAACAGCTATAAGACCAGATTTAAAAGTATTTGATTTTGATGCAAGTACAAAACAATACACACAATTTACAATAGCTATGCCTAAGTCATGGAATGAAGGAACAGTAACTTATCAAGTTTACTGGTCTCCAAGCACAACTAACACAGGTAATGCTATATTTGGTTTACAAGGTGTTGCATGTGCGGATAATGACACAATTGATGTTGCATATGGAACAGCAATAGAAGTTACAGACGCAGGTATAGGAACAGTTGAAGACCAACAAGTTACATCTGAAAGTAGTGCAATGACAGTTGCGGGTTCACCTGCAGCAGGAGAACAAACTTACTTTCAATTATATAGAGATGCAGCAGATGGTAGTGATACTTTTACCGGTGAATGTAGAGTTCTAGGTATTAAATTATTCTTTACTACTGACGCTGCTAACGACGCATAAGGAGAATAGAATATGTTTGGATATCAAGTTTTAGGATTTGGTTCAGGTGGAGCAGCAGCAGTAAATCTTAGAATGCTCATTGTCGCTGGTGGCGGCGGTGGCGGATATGGCTATTACGGTGGTGGTGGCGGAGCAGGAGGTTATAGAACTTCTTGTCAACCTTTACCCGCAACAGGCACAGAAATAACAGTTACAGTAGGAGCCGGAGGATCAGGTGGCGGTAGTCCATCTGCAAAAGGAGCTAATGGTGCTGTTAGTTCAGTAGCAGCTCCAGCAGGACTTACAACAATTCAATCAGCAGGTGGCGGTGGCGGCGGATCTAGATCATCTGTTTGTGGTTCAGATGGAGGATCTGGAGGTGGAGGAGCTTGGGGTCAACCAGCAGTACCCTCAGGACCAGGACAAGGTAACGTACCATCTGTTACTCCTGCACAAGGATTTAATTCAGGAAATTGCATTGGAGCAGGTGGCGGTGGCGCTAGTGAAGTTGGGCAAAATGGTCACTCAGGAGATGGAGGTGACGGTTTACAAAATGATATTACAGGATCAAATACATATTACGCAGGTGGTGGAGCAGGTGCCGGAGATAACACAGTAGGTCAAGGTGGCCAAGGTGGCGGCGGAAATGGTGCTACTTGTGGAAGATCAGGATTTTCAGGAATTGCAGCTGTTGCTGGAACTACTAATACAGGTGGTGGTGGCGGTGGAGGTTCAGGAAACTTTCCTTCAGTTGGCGGCCCATTAGCCCCAGGTAAAGCTGGAGGATCAGGTATAGTTATTTTAAGATTACCTACAGGTGATTACACAGGAACAACATCAGGTAGTCCCACAGTTTCAACATGTGGAGCTTGCACAATTATAAAATTCGTATCAACAGGAAGTTATACAACTTAAATTATGGCTCATTTTGCAAAATTAAAACCAAGTAATAATGTAGTGTTAACTGTAGTAAAAGTTAGCGATGATAATGCATCTACAGAGCAGGAAGGTATAAATTTTTTAAAAACAGTCTACAATCAACCAGATGCTATTTGGAAACAAACTTCTTATAATACATTAGGTAATGTACATCTTTTAGGAGGAACACCTTTTCGTAAAAATTTTGCTAAAATTAATGGAGTATATGATTCAAGTAAAGATGCTTTTATAGATGAAAAGCCTCATGCTTCATTTATATTAAATGAAGACACTTGTCTTTGGGAAGCTCCAGTAGCTATGCCTTCTGAATTACCTGTTGATAGCGATGGAAACCCAACTTCTTATAAATGGGATGAGTCTTCTTTATCATGGGTTGTAAGTCCTTGGGATCCTCCTTCTATTTAATACTTTTACCCTTTACTTTTAATTTCAATATGATATTTCATCTAGTATGAAAGATAATAATCCATTATGGAAAGTGCATGGAATATTTGCTACTCCAATTTATGTTTCCCATTTAGATAGGTCTTTTACAAAAAAAGAAAAACAATTTGTAGAAAATTCTAAAAAAGATGCATATGCTAATTTAGGCAATTACATATCAAAAGATAAGTATGTTCTTAATAAACCTTCATTTTCAAACTTAAAAAAAGATTTATTAAAACAAGTTGATAATTATTCAAAAGAAGTAATTTGTCCAGAGAATAAAATTAAATTAAATATTACTCAATCATGGTTAAATTACACAACTAAGAATCAGTATCATCATGAACACAGTCACTCTAATTCTTTTTTATCTGGAGTTCTTTATATAAAAGCAAACCCTGAGTTAGATAAAATTCATTTTCATAAAGACGTAAGTAAAGGATTAAATATAAAGACAAAAAATTTTAATTCATATAACGCTCCAGAATGGATTTTTAACACAGGTGATAGTATGGTTATTTTGTTTCCATCCTATTTAGTTCATTCGGTTAAATTTAAAACAGAAGATAATGAAAGAATAAGTTTAGCTTTTAATGTTTTTGTAAAAGGAAAAATAGGAGATTATCATTCTATTACAGAATTAGTTTTATAGTATAATGATTGAAAAAAGAAAATTTTTAGATAAAATAATATTAAATCATATGAAGGATTTATTTCTATCTGATACCTTTCCTTGGTTTTATGCTAAATATCAAACAGCAGAAAATAAAGATCCTGGTTATATGTATCATTCTTTTTATAGAAATAATTTTGTTAATTCAAACTACTACTCAAACCTGTCTCCTTTACTTCAAGCTTTAGATGTAAAAGCAATTGTAAATTTAAGAGCAAACTTAACTTTAAAACAAGAAAATAAAAACTATTCTGATTGGCATATTGACCATTACTTTATTAAAAACCCTAAACATAAGACAGCTATATTTTATTTAAATACCAACAATGGTTATACAGAGTTTAAAAATGGAAAAAAAATAATGTCAGAAGAAAATAAAATAGCTATTTTTGATGTTAAAGAAGAACATAGAGCTGTATCTCAAACAGATAAAAACTTTAGAATTGTTTTAAATATAAATTATTATGAATAGAAATATAGAACATTACTGTCTTACTATTAAAAAAGCAGTTGATAAACAAACATGTGATGAAACAATTAAATTTTTAAAAAAAAGTAAATATGAAAAACACTTGTTTTACAGTAATACAGATGGGTATAAAAAATTATCAGGAGAAAAAGAACTTGACGTAACTTATGATAAAGCTCCTACTTATGAAAAATTAATGAAGTCTGTATATGATTGTCTTCATAAATATATTGAACATATAAAACCTAACTATTTAAATGGCTGGAAAGGTTACTCAGAAATTAGATTTAACAGATATAAGAAAGAACAAAAAATGCATGAGCATGTAGATTTTATAGAAACTTTATTTGATGATCAAAGAGGTATACCTAAATTAAGTATAGTAGGAAATTTAAATGAAAATTATAGTGGAGGTGAATTTATAATGTTTAAAGATAAACATATTGAAATGTTTACAGGAGATGTTATTATTTTTCCTTCTACTTTTATGTATCCACATAAAGTAAATGAAATAAAAAAAGGAACTAGATATAGTTTTGTAAGTTGGGCTTGGTAATATGAATAATTTATTTAAAGAAGAATATTTTAAGACACCTATTTATTGGTTAGACAAACCAGAATGGGTTAAAGGTTTAAATAAATCATCTGATCCTTTTATTAAAGAAGCTAAAAAAAACATAAACAAAGATATTTTAATTAGAAATAAAAAATTTGGTAATAAAAAAGATCATGGTTTTGTAGCACATTCAAACTCTTTAACTAATCAAGAAGGTTTTGGAGAACTTCAAAAATTTATTATAGACACAGCAGAAAAAATTTTAATTGATCAAGGTTTTAATCTTCAAAACTATATGATGGGGTTAAATGAATTTTGGGTACAGGAGTTTGCAAAAGCAGGAGGAGGTAGTCATGATTTACACACACATTGGAACGGACATATTTCTGGTTTTTATTTTTTAAAAGCTTCTGAAAGAACATCTTTCCCTGTTTTTGAAGATCCTAGATCAGGAAGGAATATGAATTTATTATACGAAAAAGAACCTGCTAAAATTACTAATGCAACTTCAAAAATAAATTATAAAATTGAACCTGGAAAAATGATTTTTTTTAATTCTTATGTTCCACATAGATTCCCTGTAGATAACGGTTATGAGCCTTTTAGATTTATTCATTGGAACATATCAGCAATGCCTAGAACTTTGCTATCAAATGTCAAATAAACTAATTATAGAAGACAGTTTTATTACAGAGGATCAATCACAAAAGATTTACAAGACTTTTACAGATTGTTTTTTTCCTTGGTACTATCAAGAAAATACAGCACGTCTTAAACGAAAAGAATTTTACTTTCAATTTGCACATGTATTTTTTGAACACGATAAAATTAATAGTAACTATTTTGAGTTGTTAGATCCTATTTTAAGTAAAATTAAAATGAAGAAACTCAGAAGAATTAAAGCTAATTTAACAACCATGCATCATGAGGTAAAGCCGTTGAAAGCACACATAGATTATATGGATACATCAAAGAAAGCTAGAACAGGTATCTATTATGTTAATACTAATAATGGCTGCACTATATTTTCAAAATTGAAAAAAGAAGTAAAAAGCGTAGCTAATAGGTTTGTAAGTTTCCCTGTAAACACTCAACATACAGGCACCACTCACACAAATGAAAAAATTAGAATGGTTATTAATTTTAACTACTTTATTTAAATAATTTGATATCTGGGCTAGAATGGACTATATTTTCGCCTAAAAACTAGTATAGTAGTATAATGTTACAGAAACTAAACTTTTTACCTGGATTCAATAAACAATTAACACCTACACAAGCCGAAGGTCAATGGGTTGAAGGCGATAATGTTAGATTTAGATATAACACCCCTGAAAAAATAGGTGGTTGGCTACAACTAGGACCTAATGAAATCACAGGTTCTGCAAGGGCTATGCACCATATTGTAAATAAAAGTGGTATTAAGTTTTCAATTATTGGAACAAACAGAATTTTATATGCTTATTCTGGTGGTGTATTTTATGACATACATCCCATTAAATCTACAACAACACTTACAAGTGCATTCAGTACAACAAATGGTTCAGCCACAGTAACCATAACCTTTGCTACAGGTCATGGCCTTACGCCTGGAGATATAATTTTATTAGATAATTTTACAGCAATAACTGGATCTAATTATTCTGCATCAGATTTTGATGATAAAAAATTTATGGTAACTTCAACACCAACCAATACAACGATAACTGTTACAATGCCTTCAAATGAATCTGGAGCTGGCGCTACAACATCTGGAGGTATTAGAGTTCAAATTTATTATCCAGTGGGACCAGCAGAACAATTACCCGGATTTGGTTATGGACTTGGATCTTGGGGAGGTGAAGCATCTAACCCATTAACAACAACTTTAAACGGAGCTTTAGGGGATAACACTGCGGGAACAGGCGGATCAGGAACTTCTGTTACATTAGTCAGCACTACAAACTTTCCATCAACAGGTACAAATTTTGTTAAAGTAGGAACAGAAGAAATATCTTANACNGGTGTTTCAGGAAATAATTTAACAGGAATAACAAGAGCAGTTAGAGGAACAACAAGAGCTGCACATTCAAATGGAGCTACTGTAACAAATACTNCNGATTTTGTAGCATGGGGTGAAGCAGCGTCTGGAGATTTAGTTATTGATCCAGGTATGTGGTCAATTGATAATTTTGGTGATAACGTAATTGCTTTAATTCATAATGGGCAAGTTTTTGAATGGAATTCAAATTTATCAAATTCTACATCAACAAGAGCAACAATTATATCTGGAGCACCCACGGCATCTAGAGACATGTTAGTATCTACACCGGATAGACACTTAGTATTCTTTGGTACAGAAACAACGATTGGAGATCAATCAACACAAGACGATATGTTTATTAGGTTCTCGGACCAAGAAAATATTAATGATTATACACCAACAGCAACCAATACAGCTGGTACACAAAGAATGGCTGACGGATCACGGATCATAGGAGCTGTTAGAGGTAGAGATGCAATTTATGTTTGGACAGATACATCATTATTTACTATGCGTTTTGTAGGTGCTCCATTTACATTTGCCTTTGCACAAGTGGGTACAAACTGTGGATTAATTGGTATGAATGCTGCATTAGAAGTAGATGGCGCTGCATATTGGTTATCAGATAATGGTTTCTTTAAATACTCTGGTAATCTTGAAACCATGACATGTTTGGTAGAAGATTTTGTATTTGATGATATTAACACAACAGCTAATCAACTTATAAATGCTGGTTTAAATAATTTATTTGGTGAAATTACTTGGTTTTATTGTTCATCAGGATCTACAATTGTAGATAGGTCTGTAACTTATAACTATGCAGAGTCAGCTCCACAAAGACCAATATGGACAACAGGTTCTTTAGCTAGAACAACTTGGGTTGATTCAGCTGTGTTTGGTTTACCTCATGGCACATCTTATAATGC